ACATTCTCTCCATCTGCACTTAATTCAATAACACTAGTATCAGTTTCATCTTCAACGGTATTCCAAGGAATACCATCCCATGAAGTAGTACTTCGACCATCAGTATCAGAACCATCAGTATAAATACCATAAGCAACATCTGATTCGTCTGGTAATCTTATAAGTACGACTTCTGAACTTGAATCTGCTGTATCGGCCGGAGTAGCATCTTCACCACGGTTCATATATTCAACACGGAAAAATTGTCCGGTTGAAGTTGCTTCAAATATGCAATGACTTTCAGCAACAATCTCATTATTAGAGTTATCACGATACCAACCAGTACCTTCAGAACCTTCAATTACCGAACCATTCCATAAACCACGAACTCTTCCAATATTTCTATTATTACCATTGCCTGCTGTACTAACTCTATAAAGAGCAAGATACCGTCCAGTTTCATTTATCTGAATGTCAATATCATTGGCACTCATCGAATAAATTGAATCAGGAGTACCTACAGTAGTAGCAAACTCTACTCCTTCCCACGAATCTTCAGTCGTTGGTAGAGCAAAGGATGTAACCCTATATTTACAGGTGTTTCCAACAGCCATTAGGTACACTCTCCTGAGCAACAATCACAATCGTTTAAATAACATTCATATTGCCAATTATGACATTTAGATTTACATGGGCAAGGTCTAATAAAATGAGCCAATGATATTATAACGCTTTTTCCAGGTTGAAAATCATCTGGAGCTAAATGTGTAATATCAATAAGAATATCATTGGGTTCGTCTTTCTTCAAATCTCCTTCTACAATAACCAAATCGTCTTCAGTCAATTCATTTAAATGGTTAAAAATAAAATCAATTTCCCAATCCTGTACCATTCTATTACCATAGCAATCAGTACTATATAGCCAATCTGACAAATGATCAATAATTATCATTGTCTTCTCCTAATTAAAAATGACTTTTAACAAGAATAATTTTGCGGGAGGCTATTCTGTAAATGTTAAAGTTACAGCTAACCCGTTTGGTGGAGTGTCATTAACAGCATCAACATCAATATAAATTTGATCTCCTGTATTCACATTATCATTAGAAGTATTAATGACTCCATCTCTTGCAAAATATTCTCCAACCGATAAAGTTATTAATGTTGAAAGCATATCTACGTTTACTCCACTTCTTCTTCTACGAATTTGAACATCAGTAGTATTTCCAACTGCTCCAGTAGTATATACAGTTGTAACCGCATCAACTAACTTCCAACCATTAATTTCAAAAGGAATAGCAAATGCAACATTTCCATCACCAACAGTAACCACTTCATCTGATCCAAATGGAGTAATACAAACAGATTTAGTACGAGGAGCATTTTCATCGATAAGTTTAAGAACATCTCTTTCTCCAAGACCACCACCAAGATATGGTATTCTTGGAACAGCTTGAAGAATTTCAGAAACAGTTTGAAGAAACTCATCGTCTTTTTTAAGTTCGTCTATAATATCTTCTGAAAGTGTCGCGGGTCTAATAAGAGAAACAAAATTACTGTCTCCCTTTAATGACTCTACTATATCATCTTTAGAAATAAGATTTTCTACAAAAACTTTAAATTCATTATCGTTTTTAATAAACTCGATTGCTTCTTCAATAGATACACTGTCTCCTTTAGGACCAACAGGACCACGAGGACCGGGAATGCCTGGAGGTCCGTCTTTACCGGGTTTACCAGGCTTACCATCTTTACCGGGTTTACCATCTTTACCAGGTTTACCCGGAGGCCCTTGTTTTCCAATTGTACCACTAGGGCCTTTTTCTCCCTTTTCTCCCCTAACGACACTAAACAAATTCAAAAGAGTATCAGTAAGAGATTCTGTGATTTGCTTTACAGCATCATCATCTATACTTTTCTTACCACCAGAAACAAGAAGCTTTCCTATTTTTTCTTTCTTCTCAATAAACCTTTCTATATTTTTTTTATCTGATTCGGTAAGATTAGCATTACTCTTCTTACTGATGAATTTTTGAATTATTTTCTTTTCTTCATCAGAGAGTTTTTTGTTGGTCTTTTTCATTCACTATCCTTATACTAATTCGATCATCTGTTTTAACTTATCAATAGTGTTTTCGCTGTTTATGTATTCTGTTCCTTTATCGGTGATTTTTCCTTCCGACATATAGCCAAAAAACGATAATTCTTTAGAAACTTCCTCATCGATCTCTTTTCCAGTATTTGCAAACATAATAAGAGATACAAGAGCACTAGCACTCAAATCACTTCTAGCAACAATATGTTCTTTAATAGTCTTGGAAATAATCGGATCGCTAAGGAGTTTTTTCTGCTCATCAATTTCTTTTTGACTTCTAAAATTTCTAAAATCTTTTTCCATTATTCCTCCTTATATTCTTTTACCATCCACCAAAAGGATCGTCTGGTTCACATTCTGATGGTTTAGGATCATATATAATATCTGATTTTTTATCATTAACATCATCTTTTACATCAAATACATCTGTCTCCTTATTAGTATAATCCTTAATATACGTCATAGTTGCTGATGTAGAAGGATCAAGAGCAATAAGCTCGTCCTTGAAAGGTTTAACTATTAATTCCCAAACATGTTGCTTAGATAATAGATACATTCCAATTTCTTCTTTGACCTCTACTATTTCATAAATGTATTTATTATATTCAGAAGCAATAACATCTCCCTGCTTGGGTATATAAGAAGAATATCCAGTATATGTTTGACTAGGATTGTATCTAGAAGCTTCCTTAAAATGAAGTTTAGAAACAAACATGCTAAAGTTATCCATTCCTTGAATACCAAATTTTGTCCAGAGCTTTTCTTCTCTCGGAAGATTAAAAAACGACATTATACTAAATTTTCTTGTAAATCTTCTATTTCTATCCTCCCCAAATATTTTATCATAATCAGTATTATAAGTAGTAACATAATAAGTCATACACACACCATGCTTATTATATGCCTCAGTTATAACAGAATCAAACAAAAATTTTTCATTATTATAATCTTGAGCACCACACTTAGCTATCCATTCACTATGAACCTTAGAATAGTCAAGATAACTAGGAAGTAGTTCTGAAGAAGAAGATTCTGAACTGCTTGATTCTGAAGAATATGATTCTGAACTGCTTGATTCTGACATTTATTACCACCCACCAAAAGGATCATCGGGTTCGCATTCCGATGGTTTAGGATCATATATAACATTTGGTTTTTCATCAGCGACAGCATCTTTTATATCAAATACATCTGTCTCCTTATTAGTATAATCCTTAATATACGTCATAGTTGCTGATGTAGAAGGGTCGAGTGAAATAAGTTCGTCCTTGAAAGGCTTAACTATTAATTCCCAAATATGCTGTTTCGATAACAAATACATTCCGATTTCTTCTTTGACTTCCACTATTTCGTAAATATATTTATTATATTCGGAAGCAATGACATCGCCAGGTTTAGGTATATAAGAAGGATATTGTACAGTTTGCTGTGAAGCATCATACTTAGAAGCTTCTTTAAAATGAAGTTTAGAAACAAACATGCTAAAGTTATCCATTCCTTGAATACCAAACTTCGTCCATATTTTTTCTTCTCTAGGAAGAGTGAAAAAAGACATTATACTAAATTTTCTAGCAAATTTTCTATTTCTATCTTCACCAAATATCTTATCATAATCAGTATTATAAGTAGCAATATAATAAGTCATACAAACGCCATATTTAAGATACGACTCAGTTATAACAGAATCAAATAAATATCTTTCGTTATTATAATCTTGACCATCACATTTAGTTATCCATCCATTGGGTAACTTACTATATGTTAAATATGAAGGATATGTTGTTCCTTGAAACCATCCTCCAGTCCAAATATCAAATGGTGTTGGTGTGTCAGTATCAGAATTAAACCATCCTGCAGTATATACTCCAAGATAATCGCCAGCAGTTATTTCATAGGCCATTATCTACCTCCTGTTAAGAAGTGGTTCTAGCAGAATCGGTTCCTGTTATTGTAAATAAAGTTGTAGTTCCGTCTTGTTTCTTATATGTAAATGTAGTTCCGCTCTTAGAAATATTTCCGATACTATATGCCATAAGAATTTCAAGAATTTCTTCAACAGACTTAGTATCAATAACAGTTTCATAAACAGCGGCAGAAATTTCAGCAGTAGTATTCTTAACTGCACTTGTTTCCTTAATATTATATTCTTGAAGCTGAATAAGAATAGACTGCTCTTGGATTTCACTGGCATTAAATTTAATAATAATATAGTCGTCGTTACCCGAATTTGGATTCATTTCTGACTGAGATAATGGCATATGCCACAAACCAGTCGAGTTTAATTCTACTGGTGTACCAGAAATAGATAATGAAGTTGCAGACTGGCTATCTTGCCACGAATATGCACTAATTGATGCGTTAGTTAAACTTTCCCATGCTGTTCCTGTAAAATAATCTGTTGATCCACTAGTAATAAGTGGAAACGATATTCTTGTTGCCAAATTTTTTGTTCTAAACAGTTCCATTTAGAATACTCCTTGTGGATTTCTCCTCAATTATAATTCTATACTTTTATTTATATTTATGATTAATAAGCCACATAACTACATGACTCCTCTTAATATTCCTCTATAAATTCCTCTTCCAACTGAACGCTCAGATAATTCTTCAGGAGAAATTGGTTCAGACGATGAACTAGATTCAGACGATTCACTTAAACTTGATTCTGAACTAATCGATGATTCACCACTAGATGAACTACTTGATTCTGAACTAATCGATGATTCACTTAGGCTTGATTCGGATGATAATGACGATTCACTTGAACTAGATTCACTAGAACTAGACTCTGATGATAAGCTAGAATCTGAACTACTAGATTCTGAACTAAATGAAGATTCACTAGAACTAGACTCTGACGATGAGCTTGATTCTGATGAACTAAATTCTGAAGAACTACTTGATTCAGAGCTTAATGATTCACTTGATAAGCTTGATTCTGATGAAGAGCTAGACTCAGATAAGCTAGATTCTGAACTTAAGCTTGATTCAGAACTAGAAGATTCAGAAGAAATACTCGACTCTGAACTAGAAGATTCAGAACTAGAAGATGATTCACTAGAACTCGACTCAGAAGAACTACTTGATTCCGAACTACTAGACTGCGATGAACTGCTTGATTCTGAACTACTACTTGATTCTGAACTTGAACTAGACTCACTACTAGAAGATTCGCTTGAGCTAGACTTAGAACTAGAAGATGATTCACTTAAAGATGATTCTGATGATGAGCTAGATTCACTAGAACTTGATTCTGATGAACTGCTTGATTCTGAACTACTAGATTCACTACTAGATGATTCAGAACTTGATGATTCAGAAGAACTACTAGATTCGCTTGAACTTGATTCAGAAGAACTACTAGATTCGCTTGAACTTGATTCAGAAGAACTACTAGATTCGCTTGAACTTGATTCAGAAGAACTACTAGATTCGCTTGAGCTAGACTCACTAGAACTGCTTGATTCAGAACTTGAGCTTTCCGAAGAACTTGACTCAGATGATGAGCTTGATTCACTACTTGAACTTGATCCTAATGAGGAACTCAACTCAGAACTTGAACTTTCTGATGATGAGCTAGATTCTGAACTTGACGATTCTGAACTACTAGACTCGCTTGAGCTAGACTCTGATGAACTAGATTCAGAACTTGAACTAGACTCACTACTAGAAGATTCAGAAGAACTACTCGACTCACTACTTGATGATTCACTAGACGAACTTGACTCTGAGCTTGATGATTCTGAACTTGAACTTATCGAAGATGAGCTAGATTCCGATGAAGATCTAGACTCGCTAGAACTTGATTCTGAACTAGATGATGATTCGCTTGAAGATGACTCCGAACTACTACTCGATTCCGAGCTTGAACTTTCCGACGAACTACTAGACTCCGAAGAACTGCTAGATTCAGATGAACTAGATTCAGAAGAACTACTCGACTCTGAACTTGAAGACTCTGAACTTGAGCTAGATTCTGATGAACTTGATGATTCACTAGAAGAACTAGACTCACTAGAACTTGACTCCGAACTTGAGCTAGACTCCGAACTTGAGCTAGACTCCGATGAAGAACTCGACTCACTAGAACTAGACTCAGACGAACTGCTTGATTCTGATGAAGAACTAGACTCAGACGAGCTACTAGACTCTGATGAACTAGATTCACTAGAACTACTAGATTCACTAGAACTACTTGATTCTGAGCTTGAACTTTCAGAAGAACTACTAGATTCACTACTAGACGATTCTGATGATGAGCTAGACTCCGATGATGAACTAGATTCACTAGAACTTGATTCAGACGATGATGAAGATTCAGATGAACTACTTGATTCACTACTACTAGACTCAGACGAAGAACTAGACTCACTAGAACTCGACTCCGATGAAGAACTCGATTCGGACGAACTGCTAGATTCAGAACTAGAGGATTCGCTAGATGAACTAGACTCAGAAGAAGAGCTAGACTCACTAGAGCTTGATTCCGAACTTGAAGACGATTCAGACGAAGAACTTTCAGAACTAGAGGATTCACTAGATGAACTAGACTCAGATGATGAACTTGACTCACTAGAGCTTGATTCCGAACTTGAACTAGACTCACTTGAAGACGATTCCGATGAAGAACTAGACTCTGACGAACTACTAGACTCGCTTGAACTCGATTCTGACGATGAGCTAGACTCAGAAGACGAACTCTCTGATGAGCTACTTGATTCTGAACTTGATGATTCCGAACTAGAACTCGACTCAGATGATGAACTTTCTGATGAACTACTAGACTCGCTTGAAGATGATTCAGAACTTGAACTTTCTGAACTACTACTAGACTCTGATGAACTAGACTCAGACGATGAGCTAGACTCAGACGATGAGCTAGACTCAGACGATGAGCTAGACTCTGATGAGCTACTTGACTCACTTGAACTAGATTCGGACGACGAACTTGATTCTGAACTTGAACTAGACTCACTTGAAGACGATTCCGATGAAGAACTCGATTCAGACGAAGAACTTTCCGAACTTGATGACTCTGATGAAGAACTAGACTCAGAACTTGAAGATTCAGAAGAACTACTCGACTCTGACGAACTGCTAGACTCACTCGAACTCGACTCAGATGACGAACTAGATTCAGAAGAAGAACTAGATTCACTTGAAGAACTTTCTGATGAACTACTCGACTCAGAAGAAGAACTAGACTCCGAACTAGATGATTCATCTTCATCTATAAATATCCATGCGGGCGAATTATTACCACTATCCGTTGAATTATATGCCGAAACATTTGCACCACTTAAGTTAGAATCCTGTACATCTACATAATAAGCATCAGTACTAACCGTTGAAGAAAGTTCAAATTGATCTCCCGAAACTGATGATCTTATTACAACATAACTTGCACTCGTTCCAGATAAATCCATCTCATTAATAAAATGTTGTTCTGTTTGTTCAAATTGTAAATTAATATTCGCATCCGTCGCATATGCAGACATCGTTCCACTTACATATAATCCGTCTTTAAATATTACTGCGCTAGTTTCATTTTCTATAATAAGATCATTAAAATATTGACTTCCAACTTGAATCTCTTGTTCATCTGATCCAGAAAGAATAACTGTACTAGTACCAGGATCGACTTCACTTCCAAGATTTAACCAATTACCTTGTAAAGTAATTGTATGTTCGTTAAGATCAAGACCACCAGCAATTAACCATATATTTTCTTCTACACATATATCACTACTAAGAGTTACTGGATGAAGTGATATTGCCGGTTCAAATCCAGTTGATAATCTTTCTATTTCATCACTATTAAGAATTTTATTATAAAATCTTGCTTCGTCAAGCCAGCCTTTAAAACCTCCACCACCAGACCAGTCAGTACCAATTCTAAAGTTAGTATCAGAAATTTCTATATCAGTGGCGGCTGAAGTTGTTCCCATCGACACGCCATCAATAAACAATTCTGTATCATAATTTTCATCAATAGTAAATATCGCATTATACCATGTATTAGCGGAAAGTGATAATGTTCCCTGTGTTGATACATCATATACCGTTCCACCACTATCAACAATTCTGGCATTAAATGTATTAATACCACTATCATTCCATACAAAGATGTACCAAGAATGCCAATCCGCTGTAGATTTTTTCTTAGTTGTTATAACACCCCAACCATCTGGAAATGTCGAAACGTCACCAGAAGTCTTAAACCAAATAGAATAAGTAAATGGAGGAGTATAAAAAACCGAATCATTATCCGCATTAATATGATCTCTAGGATCAGCACCATCAAAATATACACTTCCACCATTAGGAAAATGTGTTGGTGCATGATCTGTACTTGAAGTTGGAGAATTTACCCATGTTCCAGTTCTGCTATTTTCACTTAAATCATATGAAGGAGTACCTGGTTCGTCCAAACTATAATATAGTTCGGTTATATTATTAATGACTAAACGATAAAAACAATTTGTATTGTTTGGATTTGATATATATTGATTATCAGTTATTGCTCCATGAACAACATAGGCACCATTAAATGTTGCAATGTTTGGAGCATCGGCAATATCAATACTACCAGTTACATAAATTCTCGTTCCAGTATCACCAGAGAATGAAGCACCAGAAAAAATATTAAAATCATTTGTAGTCAAATCGTATCCATTAGTATCCCATGTTCCATAGTTAGAATAATCACCACTAAATGAAATATCTACATTTTGTGTTATTGTTCCATCATATCCAGAATCAATAAGTATTTCACCAAAAGTACCAGCTACAGCATCAATATCACAATCTTGATCTGATGTATTATCAAATAAAATTGTATCACCGGGAGCAGGAACGCCTGATGGACTCCAAGCAAGATCATCACTCCAATCATTATATGTAACATCACCATTCCAAACCTTATCATATACTGGACCTTCACTAGAACTAGATTCTGAACTTGAAGATTCGCTTGAAGAACTAGACTCAGATGAAGAGCTTGATTCGGACGATGAGCTCGATTCAGAAGAACTAGATTCATCCGTCGCCGCTAATGTACCAATATTAAGAGCGGCCATACCAACACTACCACCAACTGTTTGTCCTAGACCCCCCTGACCAGCCTGAAAGAATTCAAACTCAATTTCATCATTGGCTGTAAGATTAGCCATGAAGCTTCCATTGAAAGCTCCATCATAAGTATAGTTAGAAGATTGAAGACCTCTAATATAGCTCATCGAAATACGTTGTTGATCAGCATCATTCAATGTCCATCTTAAACCATGTTGACTTCGTGTACCTGTTGATACTGCTCTATTAATCCTACCATTAGCCATGAATAGATAATCATCGGATTTCTCAACCTCAATAGTAGTATTATCGTTTCGGGTAAAAGAGGCGGCATCTATTGTAGGAGTTGTTCTGCAAGCATTAAGTAATCCAGAAGCAACCGTTGTTTCTTGACCGCCAGTAGCGTCATTACCAATAACAACTTCAGCTTGACTTGGCAACTCCATAATTTGAAGTCGGCTTTCATTAATAACACGACTACCAATTGCTTGGTTGGAATTTCCTCTTTGTACTTCTAGTTTAAGAAAAGAATTAGCGGCTGAAACATCTACAATAAACATAGATGTTAGATTATTGTAATCTGTATCGGTATCTCTCAAGTAGCAATGACTATTAGATTGTGGAATCTCCACACCATTCAATGTCATTCTACCAATACGCTGTGCTCTATTTGTTGCTTCAAATGTTACAGAATAAGCTACAAGATATCTTCCAACATTTTTTAGTTCAACATTCTCTCCATCTGCACTTAATTCAATAACACTAGTATCAGTTTCATCTTCAACGGTATTCCAAGGAATACCATCCCATGAAGTAGTACTTCGACCATCAGTATCAGAACCATCAGTATAAATAC